ACGCTGAGTGGGCTGATCGTCTTGGCATACCACAGTCGGCAGCTATTACTTGTGTCAAACCATCAGGAACAGTCTCACAGTTGGTTGACTCTGCCTCTGGAATCCATGCACGTCATTCACCTTATTACGTTAGAACCGTTAGAGGAGATAACAAAGATCCCCTTACCACCTTCATGAAGGATCAGGGTATCCCTAGTGAGCCTGACGTGTTTAAACCAGATCAAACAACAGTGTTTTCTTTTCCTATAAAAGCTCCTAACAAGGCTGTGGTTACATCTGACTTGTCTGCTGTTGATCAACTTAACATGTGGTTGATGTATCAGAGAAACTGGTGTGAGCACAAACCATCTGTAACTATCAACGTTAAGAAGGATGAGTGGTTCGAGGTTGGAACGTTTGTGTATGAACACTTCGATGAAATGTCTGGTGTATCTTTCCTACCCTACAATGAACACACCTATCAACAGGCTCCGTATCAGGAAATAGATAAAGAAGAATACAAGAACATTCTATCCACTATGCCAAAAAGTATTGACTGGTCTAGACTCAGCGAGTATGAAAAAGAAGACACTACTACGTCAAGTCAAACAATGGCTTGTACTGGTGATGTCTGCGAGGTGGTAGATATAGGGGCATAGCCAATGGGAAAAAGAAATGCTTCCTCTATTAGAGAGGGAACAGCAGCAGAGAAAGAGTTTATAAAGTTACGTGGAAATAACTTTGTTAGATCTGCTACAAGGGATGAAGACATCTTTGAACACTGGGATGTTTTAGACAAAGAGTTTGGTAAGGTTGACGTTAAAGCAGCTAAACGATTTGAAAGAAGAGGACCAGTGGACTACACAATCTGGTGGGAACTACGCACAGTCAAGCGTCCTCCTGATTGGAAACCGACTAAGGGGTGGGGAGTTCCTAACGGTATAGATAGGTTTGTTGCAGTAAGAGCGAAAGACTTTTTCTATCTGTTAGACCCATCCAACATTATACACGATCTTAGAAAAAGATGTACTGAATATTTTAAGGGTGAGTTTGGACTATTAACCAGACCAGGTAGAGGTGATTTAATTACTATACTTCCTTTAGACTACGTGGTAGAACACAGTACACACTCTGTTGCTATAGGCTAGGATAGAATATGAAATGCAAAGACTGCGGTTTTCTTCTTGATGATGATGGTCACTGTGGAGAGTGTAACAGATATAGTATTTCAGATATAATAGACTTAGCAGGAAGGAAAGAGATGAGTTCTAAATTTAACCCAGTTGATAGACCCTTTCACTACAACCATGCAGACGATGGCATAGAGTGTATCGACTACATAAAACAAGTGTTGGGTCTAGATGGGTTTATACATTACTGTCATGGTAACGTAATCAAGTATCAGCATCGTTACAGATATAAAACTAATCCTGTAGAAGATATGGAGAAAGCACAGTGGTATCTCGCCAGGATGTTAGAGTCGTTAAAAGAAAAACATAAATGACTAGCAAAGATAATAAAAAAACCCTTGAGCAGGAAGCCCAAGAGTTTGTGTCAAAGAAAGACACTACTCAGATAAAGGTGGAGACTGACGATTTTTTTGCAGGTCATGCCTTGTCAGGACTCCTTGCCTCTGGTAAGTATGTCAGGTCTGAGGAGATAATAGAAGAAGCGTTCTCGTACTCAGACAAAATGATAAACTACAAGAACACTAAAAAGAAATAACAAACTATATAACCCCCAGTTAATTTCTGGGGGTTTCTTTTTACTCATAAGGTTCGTTCTCTCGTATGTTTGGAACTATGGCTAAAAGCTTCATTCTTCTTGTTAATTCATCTGGTATAGTCTCAGACTCAGATAGGTACTCATCTGCTGTATTGAACCCAAGGGTTTGTGCAGCAGTGTCTAGATTTTGTTTTCCCTCTTTACCCTTAGAGTAAATTATGTAGTTATTTCTGATGTAGCCTCTAGCTTTTATTGGACTCTCTGCTACAAAAGAATCAAGAAGTTCCTCTACATCTTCTTTTTCTTTTAATATCTTCTTTCTAATCCAACCCTCAAGAAGATTGGCTTTGTCTAGGTTTGATATACTATCACTAGCTACAATCTCATCGTAAGTCATCTCTCCATACTTCTTTGAAGCAGGTGCTGTAGATTTCCATTTTTCAAAGTCTTTGTACATTGACTTAGCTAGTCTGTCTCTCAACACGAGATCAATGTTAGCACTCTTTGTTGCAGTGCTTCCGTATATCTGCCAGTTCTTTAGGTTGTACCTAGACATTTCTTTTTGTAGTGATGTCAACGGTGGCTCTGCTGTCCTACCAGTAATCTGTTTTAGGGCAGGATTTACTTTACCTCTAGCTACAGGATTGTCAAAGTCATAGTAAGCAATGTCTGTTTCATCATTGAAAGACTGTAGGTACTGCACTGATCTTACATCAGGTAACATCCTCAGTGCTCTGTTAGTCATCTCAGCGCCACTGTAGTCTAGTTTAACATCATCTGTAATTGCTAGTTCTCTGGTGTAAGGATTACCTGCTTGATCGTAGTCTGCTTGTCCTATCAAGTCTCTAGCTATCGCACCTGGCATGGTAAATGTAGCTAAGAAATCTCCAAACTTTTTTTCTAAATCTGGTGTTATTTTTTGTTTTGCTGCAGCATCTAAGATTGCAACAGGAATACCAAGATCAAAAGAAAATTCTGGTATGCCACCAAGAACGTCTTGCAAGTCTCTTTTTAACTGATCTGTGTTTTCAAAAGAAGTAGGAAGACCATTCTCATATCTCCAGGCTTGATCACCTAGATACATATGAAACATAGCAGCACCTAGTAAAGGTTTGAGATCCTCTTGTGCTCCTAGCTCATTCTTTATTGATCCGTAGTCAACTTCACCATCTCTATCTTTAGCTATCTGATACCCTGCAAACAACATCATAGCTCCAGTGGCTTGACGTGCATACCTAGTGGCATCATCTTTAGCACCCTCAGTTAGACCTGATCTGTGCAACATCTCCCCAAGGATAGGAGCGTAGTCAGATACCATCTGTAAATGATTACCTAAATATCTTGGGAAGGGAACACCTGCTGCTGCTGAAACAAGAAATGGTACTTTTCTATTTAAGTTTACCAACCCTCTTGTTGTGCTTGCTAGTACAGAGTCAGCACCTCTAAAGTCTCTCTGCATGGTGAGTCTGTTTGCGTCATCGACAGCAAGGTTTAAATCTATACCCTCTGGTAGGTCTTCTAACTTTGTGTTGGTCCTTAACCAGTCAGACATCGACATACCCTTGTCTCTGAACTGTCTCTCTAGATTTCCGTAGAAGATACCTTCTTTAAAAACAGAGTCAGAAAGGGTGTTAGCCATGTTCACAAATCTACCTACCTTGGCTAAAACTCCACTGCTTTCCATACCAACTTCGAGTCTCATGGCTTGGTTGTACAAGCGCATGGATTGCTCTGGCATTTCCTCTAACATAATTTGACGTAGCAGTTTAGCTTCTGTGTTGTTAAAAGAAAGACCTCTGACAACTGATGTCATGTTAGGTATAAAAGTTTTTATTTGAGATGCGTCACCAGTAATACCTTTGTAGATAGCCTTGTTAACTTGGTCTACCATATCTGTTCCAACGAGGATACCTACGTTGGTTAAGTTACGCATTGTAGTAGCAGGTTGAGAAGTCATAAAAGATATTCTCATAGTGTCTAAGTCTTGTAAGAACTTGTAACCAGTTCCTTTAGAGTTTCTGACTGCTGCTGCAGATATTTCCTGTGCGTCTTGACTACTGATAGATGAAGCACCCTTAGAAAACAGAACATCTATATCAGATGCTTTATCCATATCTATCTTAGCACCACGTTTTATGGCACTCTGAAATCCTAGAGTTTGACCTGCTCTTGATACCTCAGATAGGTAGATCATAGAAAACTCATCTTTGGAAAGACCATACTTATCTTTTACATTCTTGAGTATCGTAAATACTTCCTGGGCTTCTCCATCTCTCAGCTTGTTTGCTATAGCCTCAGTAATCCTGATGTCACCACCCTTTGTATCTAGCTTCAACTCTCTCATGAGGTCTACACTAGCAGCAGCAATACCTCTCATTGTTTGCACTGAAAGACCAGAACTAAACTCTGGGTTTGCTTTTGGATCTGACATTGCGTTGAGGATAGCTCTACCCTTGGCTACACGTTCAGGATCTAACCTACCTTTTATCTTAGCGCCTTTTACTCCTGCACGAGCAGACAGTATATCCTCTACATCAGCTACAATATTCATAGCTTGTTTTTTCTCAGCGTCTGAAGCAGCTTTTATAGTTCCAAGAGATTTTTTAGCGGCCTCTTCTGCTTGCTTTTTAAATGTAGTGTTTCTTTGTAACATTACATCTTCTACTTTTTTGGCTCTACCTCTACCTACAATACCAGAGATGTAACCTGTGGTTGCACCAAAAGCTCCTTCAGTCACAGCACCTACAGTAGAATCAAAGATTAAATCTTTTGTTGTGTACTCTGGGCCTACTCCAAGCTCTTCTCTAGTTTCACCCTGCTGTTTACCCTGAAACCCAGAGACAGCAGCACCAGTGCCTGTGCCTATAGCCCCTTCTTTTAAAGACTGTCTCGCTATAGAAGACTTAACTACATTCTTCTTTAGAGTCTCTTTTAGTTTAGCTCTAACTGCTAACTGAACACCTTTAGATGCTACTTTAGCTCCTACTTTTCCAAGACCAAAACTAGCAAACCCCAGATAAGTGGATGGTGCAGTAATAGCACCCTCTGCAAAGTCTCCAAGACCATCAAAGAAACCTGTACCTGCTTCTTTAGAACTATCCCACGCCTGAGTCAGCCTACCAAAAGCTTGTTTACCTTTGTAGCTGAAGTCTTTGTTGCGAACATAGTTTAAATCTTTTGTGGCGGTAACTTCGTTGACTGATTGTGCTCTCATGTGCTCTATAAAATCTTTAGTTAGATTTTCAAAACCCATCTCTTTTATTTCGTCTTTAGTATATTTATATCTACCACCACTAAAAAATCTAACTAAGTCTCTTTTGAAATCGTCATCCTCAACGAGATCAATAAAACTAGAGTCAGGTGCTTTTTGTACGTAAGTGCTCATTTAATCTTCTGTCTCTTGGTTAATAATCGTCTCTTCAGAAGAGCTAGGAATTGTGTTCTCTGGGTTCGTTACTATTGGTGTTGGCATAGTGCTAAAAAAGTCTACGGCTGCTATATCGTTTAATTGCAAACCCTCAGTGTCGACAAGAGATACTACTTTATTAACTATTTCATCTATAACAACATTAGGACTTCTTGATGTTATTGGATCAGTAACCTGTTTTATGTATTCACTTTCAGCCCTATCTATAATTCTATCTGCTGCTTGTGGATTTGCAAATGTAACTTTATCTTCTCTAGCATTATATTGACCTCCTAGTTGAGCAGCAAGTTGTCTTTCCATGTTCTTTCTAGCTGAACCTATGTCTGTTAAATCTAAATCAACCAAAGCTCTTTTGTTAATATCAAAAATATCTATGTTTGGAGCAACACGAGTAGTTGGTGACGTGTTCATAAATTCAGAGATAGCCTCGTCATACTCATCCAGTGATGTAGCATGTATGGCTTCCACTAGTTTATCAGAGCTTGGATCTTCTGCAGCCCCTAAATCAAAAGCGTACTTCATAGCTGCACCCACTTTTTCTTCAGGCACACTTGCAACAATAGCCTCACTAAATCTTTTTAACCCTGCTTTGTTTATCTTCTTATCAGGATCTTCAGACTGCTCTATCTTGTTTAAATAACCTACGGTGCTAGACAGTTGACCAGTAGAGTACAAAACTGCAGCAGCCTCTTCATCAATACCAAGTTTATCTGCTTCAGCTAAAAGCTTTGCTCTCTCTGCCCTAGCTTTCTTTAAGTTAGCCCTCTCTTCAAAGCCTGATTTTAACATATATTCTTGAAGCATACTCTGCTTTGCTTTCAGGTACTCTCTGTTTTCTTTCATGGTATCTGCTAGATTACCAAAGAAAGCACCTGCCATTACTGTTCCTGTTACCATCTATACTACCTCGCCATTAAACCTTTAGGTTGTTCTTCTTTTGTTTCTTCTTCAACTGGTTCTTCTTTCATAGACTCAGCAGCTTCTTTAACAAGCTCAAACCCTTTATCTCTTTCACCTTCTGGTGTTGATTCAACAGCATCATCAAATAAAGAAGCACGTTCAGCCATAGTTATTTCATCAGGTTTAAATGTTTCTTTATATTCTATTCCTGCCATATCAGCAGCTTTCATTATAAAATCTCTAACGATGGGTTCAACAATAAGACTTACATCTATGCTGTGAATACCTGAAGCAACTGCTCCAGACATCATGGCTTCAGATAATATTTTTGCAGGTACTCCAAACTCAAGAACATCTAATACGTTGTCTATTATGCTTTCATCTGATATTCTATCAATGTGATACTTAACAGCATCATTAGGATCTACTATCTCAGGTGGTCTTTCCCAGGGATAATTTTTAGGATAGTCCGTAAGGGATTGTCCTGGCACTGCTGCCATAAGTGCTTCTTCTGTCATCTAGTAACCCTCGTTAAATAATTTAAGTTCTGCTTCTCTTCTTTTTATAAGACCATCATTAATTTTACCACCTGCATATTTGTATTCTGGCAACATATCAGCAATCTCTTCGTCACCTCTTGTACCATTTTCTGTTAACTTTCTCAAATTACCTGCCCCTAAATTATAAGTAAAACTTGTAAGAGCATCTACTTGATTTTCATTCCAGTCATAACCTGCTGTTTCTTTTAGTTTTAAAACAGTTTTACGTGCAGCATCTAAATCTTTTTCCATAAGTTTTCTAGCTTCTGGCTCAGTTATTGTTTGATCTTTACTGGTAGCTTTTGTTCCGTAGCCTATAGATGTTTGTTTAAAATCATCGTAAGCAGTTGGACTAAAATCTTCAAGCTCTATTATAAACTCAACTAAGTTAGAAGGTGTTTTAGAAACCTCCTTTTGTGTAGGTTTTACACCTATCTCTTCTTTCTTTTTTGATAACTCTGGAGACTCATTCTCACTTGCAAATACTTCATTTATCACTTCCCCCCAACCACCTGCAAAAGCAAGCATGTCGCCAGACTCAATTTTAGAGTTTTCTTTAGAAACATTTTGTATCCTCCTAACACCTTCCATAGTTTGTTCTGCGTCAGGAACTGAAATCTTTTGAGCACCAAGACCTGACTTTGATATACGTTTTGTGCCAGGTTCACCCACATTTAATTCAGGGTTAGCCTGTTGAAGTAATTTTTTTCTTCTTTTATCTTGTTGAAAACTTAACATATTTTATCCTTAATTTATATAGGTAAAGGTATAAGTCTTTTAAACATCTCTGCTACAAAATTACCTTTTGATTGAGCAGCACCTATTTTAGCCGTTAACTCTGCAGCATCTATTGTAGAATCTGCAGCCATCTTCTGAAGTATGACACTGTTAGCTCTGTCAGCGTTACTCTCTGAAACTTGGAAAGCCATAGATAATATGTCTCTTTCTCTCTGCCATATTGAGTCAAGGTTGCTAGAAGTCAAAGAGTTTATAGTCTGAGCAAAATTCATGTTACTTTCATTTTGTGCAGCAGTGTTAAGTGTCGCTAAGTTCTGTCTCCACTGAGCGTTAGCCTGTGCTATCACCAAACCATTCTGTGCGTTAAACTGATCACGCTGTTGTTGCAATCCAGAGTTAAACTCACGTAAAGCGTTAACACTATTTATGTTAAATTGATCCATAGCATTTTGCTGTGTAGCGTTAAACTGTCCTGTTTGATTAGCTAGGTTAGCAAAAAACTGATTAGTCTGATTATCACTTGTAGCGTTAAACTGTTCAGATGCGTTATCTGCAGCCTGGTCAGTAAACAAAGCCTGTATGTTTTGTTGTGCTTTAAACACCTCTATCTGCTGTTTGTTAGATAGATTAGTCATATCCATCTGTAAGAAATTCTGGGCATTTTGTACAGCAGCCTGTTGCCTGTTAGATAGGTTAGCCATATCTAATTGAGAAATAGCAGCAGCCTCTGCCATAACACCTGCCTGTCTGTTAGATAGATTATTTAACTCCATAGTGTTAGCTGCACGAGCATCTTCTAGAGCTATCTGCTGTTCAGCAGTAAAGTTCATGTTAGCTACATCAGCAATCTTAGCTGCGTTCTGCACACGAGCCTGAAATGCTTGATCAAACTCTTGCCCTATAAACTGAGCACGTTGTTGTGCTGCAAGCATTGCACGTTGTTGTCTGTTAGACAAGTTCTGTGCTTCAAACTGAGCCTGTGTAGCAGCGTCTATTTGTGCAATAGGAAGTGCAGATTCCATAGCAGCCTGTATGATGGCCTGTCCTGCCATAGAAGATGCTCCAAGACCTCTTGCAATCATAGTGCTCGTAGCGGCTCTCATAGCTCCTGAAGCCCAAGCAGGTGTGTTACCACCCTCAAACTGAGCCATCAATCCTTCTAGTTGACCCTGAACTGTAGCCTGTTTACTTGGTGTGGCTTCTGCAGCTTGTATTGCTTCAGTAAAGTTTTTTGCAGTTTGTGCATTTGCTACACCAGATATTATCTCACTTTCACCAGTAACAGGGTCAGTTTGTAACTTACGAGGATCTGGTCCTGTTATCTTTATTGCGTTACCTTGTGCAGCTTTTATGTCTAAAGAAGAAGTGCCCTCTTCAGGATCTATCGTTGAACCAGGAACTATAGCCCCTTGTGCAGGTTTTAATTTATCAGTTTGAGTTTGAACATCTGGTGCTACAGAGGTGGGTGTCATTTGAGACACTGTAGGAAGTATCGGCATAGCAGACTGCTGTACGTTACCTACTGTAGCAGCTTCAGCAAAAGGAGCTATGGGTGTAACTTGACCTGCGTCAACAGGTATAAAGTCAGGGGCAGTTGGCTGTATGAAAGATGGGAGTGCTTGGATAGGCTGCATGGTTTGACTTACCAAGTTGGAAGTCATTTGAGCCAGAGGATTAGGTGCAGGTGCAGGTGCAGGAGTAGGATTAGGATTAGGAGGGGTGGGATTAGGTATTGTGTAACCTGTTGGATTTTTTTGATACTCTGCAAAATCAAAACCTGCAGGTGGTCTAAATACTTTTGTATCAACACCAGAACCGTAATTATATACTCCTTTTCCTGCAAACTCAGGGTACTTTGCTATTGTAGCTTCATCATAAGGAGTAAATCTTAAATCTGTAGGTATACCACCGTTAGTAAATCCTTTAACAGGTCCACCTTGATACATCTGCTGTGTTGGTTGAGACATATTACTCATGGCTTGTCTGTATTTACCCATACGTGCAGCAGCAGCAGGGTTAGACTGTAAGAAGTTATCTAGTTGATCAGGCGGTCCTTCAAACCCTAAAAACTTTTTAGCAAGAGATACATCCCCACCTTCAGACATTGAAGTAGTGTTTTCCCTACGAAAACCTGGAGGAACATAAGTAACAGGTTGACCGTTAAACTCTGTAATCATTATACGTTGACCTAGATCATTGACGTAATAAACAGTTCGATATCCAGATGTGTATGTTTGACCAGACCCAGGGGCGGTAGTAACAAGTGTTTGTGGTACAGCACCTGCAGTTCCTGCATAGTGTGTCTTATAAGTTACTTGACTTGGAACAGCACTTGTTCCTGCAGTTGCCACTGGTGTTGAAAAAGTTCCTGGAATAGCTGCCATAGGAGCAGGTGATCCTGCAACATAACTTGTTGTTGGAGATGTTACAGATGTAGGCAACGGAACTGAGGGTCCAGAAGAAGCAGGTGGAGGAGGTGTAACAGGAGTTGGTTGATAGGTTACAGGAGACACTTGTTGAACAACTGTCTGTGGAACACTAGGATTAACAACAGCTACCCCACCTGCAGGTACATTTTGTACTGCTGTCGCAGGAACGGTAGGTACAAAATCCCCACCGAATTGCGGTCCTGTTGGGCCAAATTTACTGGGATCTGCAGGAGGAGCAGGTGCAGGAGTAGGAGTAGGAGTAGGAGTAGGAGTAGGAGTAGGAGTAGGAGCAGGAGCAGGTTCTGGTGTAGGTGCAGGAGCAGGTGCAGCAGCAGGTGCTCCTGGTGCAGGTGCAGCAGCAGCTTCAGGTTTAGTTAAATCATCCAGTGCCTTATTCAAAGCATCCATGTAAGCAGGACGATTAACACCGTAATGAGTATCGTAAATATCACCCTCACCAATTGAAGCAATATTTTCAGGTGAGGTAAAGTCAGTCGATTTTGGTTCGTCACCTTTAGCTTGTAACTCTGCTACTTGAGCAGCAATATTAGCCTTAGACTCAGCAAGGCGTTCTGCTAAGAATGGTGTCAAATTAGCTTCCGAAGCCGCCTGTCGTTCAGCTATATCTGCCTGAACAGCATCTAAACTATCTTCATAAGCTTCCACAATACCAGGATCTATAAGATTACTAGCATTTGAAGTAGCCGCACTGTACATAGCTTGAGCGTCTTCTAAGCTATAACCATAGTTGTCTATTATCGCCTGAACAACACCACTTGTTGCTTTTTCTGTTGCAGTTTCTGCCATACCTTATTCCTTTATTTACCCATTGTCATCCACACTGCACCTGCAATAAACGTCAGCAGTGCGACAGTGGTTACTTTTACTATTGTTGACCAGACAGACTTGCGTGTGTCTCTCCAAGCTTCTAAAAGACTTCTCATCTCTATAATATCTCTAGCTGCATCATCATCAAGTAACCCGATAGAGCGTAGTGCTTCCTTAGCACCACGTCTAGCTGCGTTGTCTAGCATCTCTTCTAGATCTTCAGGGGTAAGTTTGATGTCACTCATTTGTACTTTCTAGTGATTTAGATAGCATACTTATAAATGCTTCTCGTCCTACGCTTAGTTGATCAACGTTAAACTTAGCACTTTTTAATTTACGATCTAAGTCTTGTATGTGGTTCAACATACTCTTTTGTTGATCTGTTAAGTCCTCTGCAAAATATTCTTTATTATTAACAATTACTGGGGTCTTTTTATCTTTTCCCATTTTAGTTCTCCTTTGTGTTATCCTCCAATTGAGGCGTGTTTGTTAAAGATGTTTTATCTAATATGTTAAAACCACGACTGTTTGCAAAGTCACCTGGGCAGTGTGCCCACTTGTCTGCACAAGCCTCTAGCCATTGTACTGTGTGGTGATGCTCTGGTGCTTTACCTTCTTGTATTATCTTGTTTTCCCACTCTAGGTAAGCAAACACTTCAGCCTGTGCCTGTGCTGCGTTGATACCAAGGTCAAACAAGTAGATCATGTTACCTTCGTCAATGACACCACTTCTAGGTCTTGCACTGTTGAGTGCTTGCTTCATGCAGGTCATAATGTGGTACTTGATTTCTTCTAACTCGTAGTCTTCTTCTGTTAGTTCCTCTTTACCTATCTTTTCCATCAGGTTGTCGTACTGGTTCGTAAAGAAGTTTAGTTTACGTACTGCACCCTCAACGTAACCACGAGAGCTTGCAGCCTGTGCTTGCTTCTCTGTTATCTTAATCTCTAGCATCTCTCGTTCTAGGGGGTCTGTTTCTTCTAGTAGCTTACGTTCTAGCTTCTTTAGTTTTACTTCATCCTTCTTCATCTTAAAGTAAGACTCTTGTAGTGCAGCCTTAGTTTTTTCTATCTCAGCTAGACTGTGCTTGATAGAACGTATAGGTGTAATAGCTGTAACGTCTAGTGTTACACTCATCATCTGTGAGTGAGACTTGTAGAAGTTGCTTGATGCTTGTCGTATAGCAGGAGCATGTTCTTTAATATTAGCCAACATAGATTTATATTCAGGCTTTGACATTGGTAGCTGAATGTCTATGTCTTGTGTGACCAGTTGTGTCTGATCCTCGTTATAAGTTTTTGATAAGTCTTTTAACATTTTAATCCTTTATGTTATGATATTGCTGCTATAGCGTAAAATACGTAGTCACCATCAGTAAGACTAGAAGTAGTAGCAAATCCACCTGAGTAAGGATCTACTATATCTGCATTTGTAACTTGTGCATCTGTATTATTTAGGTCAAGAGATTTATCATTACCTGCAACGATACCTCTTTTTGAATCAAAAACTAGCCAATCACCTGTATCATCTGATCTTTTAAGTATTATTAATGAAGGAGTGTCTCCTGAAAAACCACACGCTACATTTGTAGCTCCACTTTGAGTGAATGAACCAACCTTAGATACACCTGCTACGGTGGCAAAAAGGTAGGCTATGTATTCTCTATTATTAAAATTAGTGTCAGTTGAATTACCTACAGTGAAGACGGAAGATGTTGGTTCAGTGTCATTCCATACGGCTGTTTGCGTTACAGAAGCCTCATCGTTTGGCATATAAAAGTTTTTAGTGGCTCCTAATGGTGAAAAATACCAACGCCAATAAGCAGAAGCAGATCTTGATTTAACAAGCATCATCTCAGGCGTAACACCAAGATTATGACTTACGTTTAAAGATGATCCTGTGCCTGTCCATGTGGCTACGTCAAAATAACCTCTAGCTTTTTTCCACATCCATCCATAATAAGCAGTATTACTTCCAGTTGAATTATAAACGCCATTCATAAAGTCATACGTCAAATTGCTATCAGATGCTTCAGCATTTGTAGCATTAGTTTGCATATATTTTGAGCCTGTTAAACGGCTTGAAATGTACCCTGGTGATCCTCCTGTAGACTTTTCAAAATACATATCCACTGGAAAAGTTGATCTATAGGCAGGCGCTTTACTGTCTCCTGCTTCACCATTTGTAGATATAGCAAACACACTAGACGCTGCAGTTGGGGTTTGCATACCACCACGTCTTATTGCCATGTAGATTATTGTAGCACCATCTGCTTCCATAGCCGTTGTAGAGAAAAACCCTGTAGAGTTTACACCTACTTTTGTAACTGTTTGTTCTGCATTAGTTAAATTAGGATATAATCTTGTATAACTACGATCAACCGTAAAGCCTCGCATTGTATCTACAATCTCCCAGTTACCTGAGCTGTCTACTCTTTTTGAAAGTAAAAATTGAGGCTCAAAACCTAAGTCTACACTCCAACCAGAAGAACTATCTGTAAAACTCCCACATTTAATAATGTCCTGATCTCCAGGTTCACCAAAACCACCGTCATTATCGTTGTGTGCGAATAGATAGGCTACGTAGTTCTCACCACTGGCGTTAACTGAATGATCTGTACCTACAGTAAATACACTAGTTGTAGGGGCAGTATCATTCCACCAATTAGCACTGTCAGCAGTTGCTGCAGTAGTATTTAATATTAAATAATCTGTCTGTGGAGCAGCAGTATTTGCTCTATGATATACTGCCCAGTTATCACCTTGATCAAGATTTTTAATTAGTATCATACCCACAGTAGTATTAAGAGAGTGAGCTACAGTACGAGCAGAACCTGTTCCTTCATATGTTACGATATCAAAAAACTTAGGCTGCTTTCTAAAGGTCCAAGAGACATATCTACTGCTTCCGCTTCCAAAATTTATCTCAGCGTCACTTGTTCCTAGCGTAAAGCCATTATTGTTGAAAGCAGAAATATAATTTTGATTACCAGTTTGTGCACCATTATCATTACTGTTTAAGTATTTTGTTCCACCACTCACTGTATCAATTAGCCAGTGATCACTTCCAGAAAAAGAACTACTTGATCTAGCCTTTAACCATACCAAGCCCCCTTTAGTAAGATCAATATTGTTAGTAATAGTCTGTGAAGAGCCAGTTCCGTTATACAAATGAGTCTGAAACAAATTATCAACAAAAGCAGCAGGGTTAACGTTAGCTGCGTTAGGCCAGTTACCACCTTTAATAAGGTCTAGTGCTTCATTGATATCCCACACACCTGATGCTTTGCTATCTTTAAAGTTACCATCAGGTACTACTTTACTAGCAGATATAACGTTAGCTGTGAAGTCTCTAGTTGTCATTAAGCTAAACCCCCATGAGCTTGTGAGACATTACCTATATTAGGGCCATATCTTGATTGTGTAAGATCACCAAAGTCTTGAGAATTACCTGTGCTTGCTATAGTGACGTACTCAATAACATTTGTTTCGGACATACCACCTGCAAAAACACCCCTAAGTTTAGAGGACACTGAAGCGTTTTGACGTCTTGTTGCTAATAAATCTCCAAAATCAGTTGTATTTCCTGTGCTTCCTATAGTAATATATTCTATTACATTCAGACCTGTATTTGTGTAACCACCTCCAAACAAGCCTCTTGTTGATGAGGCACAAGCTGCTAGTTCTGATTTTGCTGCACTCAAATCCCCAAAATCAGTAGCATTACCAGTGCTTGCTATTGTAACATAATCCATTACGTTTGAGTTGTTACTATCAGCACCTTCTTGACCCCCACCTCTCACACTACGAGTTGTAGAGGAAAGTGCAGAAGCATAACGAACAGCCTCAGTAGCATCGCCAAAATCTGTGGCATTGCCTGTGCTTGCTATGGTAATATATTGAATCACATTAAGTTTAACATTGCTAGAAGTAATTCCTGTTGAAAACAAACCTCTTGTATCATTAGCACTTCCTGCAGGGCCACGATTTACTGCTGTTAGATCACCAAAATCAGAAGCATTACCTTCAGTTCCTATAGTGACATATTGTATTACATCTACTCGTGCATAAGAAGCAGCAGCACCTAACTCACCCCCTGCAAAGATACCCCTTGTTGTATTTGCACAACCACCAGGTTGATATGGGGCATTTGTTAAATCACCAAAATCAGAGGCGTTACCTAATGTTCCAATATTTATAAAGTCAATTATATTTTTATATCCTGCAACAGCATCACTGTATCCTGCTGCAAACAAACCTCTATCTGGCACAAACTTAGGCCAATCGCTGTCATACTGTAACTGTGTTGTGAGTGACCACACGCCATTAAAGTTTGGCATTATGACAGCCCTCCATGTGCGTTACCTGTGGCAGCGCAGTTTTGGGAGCGATTGTTAGTTAAGTCTCCAAAGTCAGTAGCGTTACCTGTGCTTGCTATAGTAACATACTGTATGGTATTAGCATTTTGTGCTCCCATAAACACACCACGAGTAGAACTAGCTGCCCCATCTAAATAACGTGTTGCACTAGCAAGATCACCAAAATCAGTGCTATTACCTGCTGAACCTATAGTTATGTACTGTATAACATCTATTTGAGCACTTGAGCGTCTTCCACCTGCATATAAACCACGAGTTGAGTTACTACATGCACCTCCTGAACTTGTTGCGGCTGAAAGTAAATCTCCAAAATCCGTTGCATTACCAGTAGATCCTATAGTTATGTAGTCTATTACATTATAAGATTCTGCACCGATAAATACACCCCTAGTAGTACTGGCTAATCCTTTAACATTTTCACGACCTTGTGTTAAATCTCCAAAATCAGAAGCATTACCCTCTGAAGCTATAGTTACATAATCAATTACCTCAGGAGGTGCAGTGCTACCTGCGGCAAAAACAGCCCTTGTATTATTATTACAACCACCTGTTCCATTTCTTGCATTTGAAAGATTACCAAAGTCTGATAGCGTACCCCCTGTGTAAGTTCCAAAATCAATTACATCTGAGTTACCACTATCCGCATAGCCACCTGCAAAAAGAAATCTTGTTGCATTTCCTGCTGCTGCAGGGCCATTAGAGCGTCCTACAGATAAATTACCAAAATCACTGGCATTACCTGTTGTAGATATAACAACATACTCTAAGGCAGAACCATTTCCAAAAATACCCCCACCTAAAATACCAACATTACCCAAAGCAGGAGCTACACTAGAACTAGCATCACTAGGTGCAGATGTACCGTAAGCATTAATAGCCCATACCTTAGCAGTATAAGATGTTCCATTAGTCAAACTACTAACGACAATAGGAGAAGATGATCCTGTGTTAGAACCTGCACTATAATTTGTGCCATCTGTGCTAACCTGTGCAACAAACCCTGTGATAGCAGACGTGCCTGTATCAGTAGGCGCAGTAAAAGCTATACTAAGTTGTGTATTACCTGCAGTAGGTGTAACTGCAGTGGGTGGATCAGGTGCATCTAATCCATCAGTGCCTATAAAACCACCGTTGTATCTGGGCATTATTAATTACCTTTAGTCTACTAGAAGTTCGTAACTAACCAAGTATGTTAGGTCACTGTTAGCAGATGCTGTAACAGCGAGTAGATCTGTTTCGTCTAAATAAAATCCGTTGTCTTTACCTACAACAACTAGAGTTGCATCAGCAGGTACAGATATTGTGTTAGCTATCTTAACATAGTTTGATCCGTTATCTACACTTACCTCAACGGTAATGTCAGCAGCATTTGTGCCATCTATGTTTGATATCATTAGTGTGTTTATCTTTGCACAGTTTTCTGCAGGTACATCTACGATGTCTGCTCTACTTGTTGTCACCGCACCAACTGCTACCTTTGGAGTAATAGTCGCTACATTAATTATATTTGGGGTTGCCATTTACTTTTACCTTTCTATCCAAATACTATTGCCATAGCAATGGCAAATCCTTTAGTGGCAGCACTACCACTTGCGTAAGTTTTCACATCTGATGCAGGAATTGTTTTCATTGTTCCGTTATCATTTACTATAAAACCATCAGCGTCTGCTAGTGTTATTGAACTACCTACAGAGGTATCTCCATCTAGTAAATTTATTTCTGATGCAGTTGCTGTAGCACCATCAAGTATGTTCAACTCTGCTGCTGTAGAAGTTACACCGTCTAATATATTTAACTCAGCAGTGGTAGAAGTAACACCGTCAAGTATGTTTAGTTCTGCTGCAGTAGATGTTATAGCAGTTCCGTTTATTGCTAGTTTATCTGTGACAACGTTGAATGTACCGTTGTCTTCAATCCTAGCTACTTCTGTTCCATCTCTTTGTTGAAAGATAAGATCTTTAGCATCTACAACAGGTCTAATAACTACGTCACTAGATGAGTTAGTAATTCTAAGTATCTCAGTTCCATCATCTTGAAACTTAAAGTCACCACCGTCTGCATCTAGGATAATATCTCCTGCAACATCTACTGTCAAGTCTCCAGAGCTAAGATCAATCTCTGTTCCGTCAATAGTAATATTGTCTGCAACAAGACCACCGTTAGCAGTGAGTCTATCTACCTGTAAATCTTCATGGCTAGAGCCTAGTTTTAACTCAAACTTTGGTCCTGAAGTGTTATAAGTAAACGTAGCATCATCACCACTACCACCCTCTAGTGTAATACCTGCACCGTTGATTACAGCAGATGTACTGTTACCACTATCAAGAACAATGTTGTGATCGTTAAGATTTACTGTAGTAGAGTTCACCGTTGTAGTTGTACCTGATACAGTCAAATCACCTGTAACTGTAAGGTTATCTGCTACTGTAACCTCTGAAGTACTGTGGCCTAGTGTAATAGCTGTACCAGATATACCTGTACCAATAGATACAGACTCACTACTGTTAGCTGTGTCAATTATAAGATAGGCATCTGATCCTTGTTTAATTGTAAATGCGGTAGCTGAGTTATCAGATACAGCAACGTTAATGTCTGTGCCATCAGCACTGATAGAGTCCAGTGCAATGTCACCAACGTTAGTAATGTTATTGTCACCAAAGCTAGTAGCACCCATTGTTTTGTTTGTAAGTGTTTGTGTTGCTGTCGTACCAACTATCTCTTGATCACCACCAGGAGGTAAAGTTAGCACGTTAGTAACAGAGGCTGAGTGTGGTTGTGACTTAACTGTTTGACCATGAGAGTTAGACTCACAGTTAAATACAACAGTACCAGGATTAGTGTTACCCTTTACGACTACTTTACCTGTACCATTAGGTGCTAAGTCAATATCAGCATTTGATGTAGTAACAATATCGTTACCGTTCATATCAAGGTTGCCACCTAACTGTGGAGTGCTATCTTCCACTACGTTAGATATAGCAGCACCTGAAACAGCAAGACCAGAGACTATAGTGCTACGAGTAATCTTTTTAAGACCACCACCAGATGTATCTACAGCAAGAAATACGTCATCGTTAGCAACCGTACTAATCTCAGATAAATCACCTACAGCCGTAGGATTAAAGTTTGTACCGTCTGCTACAAGTATGTGCCCTGAAGTATTTGTACTCATAGTAAGATCATCACCACCAATAGTGAGATCTCCAGTCAATGTAAGATTTCTTATACCTGTGTAGTCTTTGTTAGCATCTAACACAACTGCTTTAGAGTTGATAGCAGTACCTGTGCCTGTAGAACCTAGGTCAAGAGCGTTGATTTCTCCTACAACTACTGTAGCACCATCAAGTATATTTAATTCTGCAGTCGTGGAAGTAACACCATCCATAATGTTAAGTTCAGCAGCAGTTGCACTTATAGCTGTGCCGTTAAAATTTATTGCATCTGCGTGAAGTGTACCGTCAAAGTAACCATCTTTAAACTCAAAAGAACTAGAACCTAAATCTATATCGTCATCTGTTGTAGGAAGTATTGATCCGTTATTAAATGTTACTTGTGTCTCACCACCTGTGGTAATTGTAATTACATCAGAACCACTAAAGGTAATACCTGTGTCAGTGTCACCATCTCCAAACATACTGTCTAGCTGTACTGCACCTACGTTTGATAAAGCAGCATCACCAAAGTCTACAGCACCTGCAACAGTAAGTGTTCCTGATACATCTACGTTACCATTTATATCAACAGTGGTAGCAGCAATCTGTATTTCTGTATCTGCGACAAGATCAAGTTGACCGTCAGCACTGGAGTTAATGTAAATAGCTGTGTCACGAAACTGTATTTTTTCTGTGGAGGCGATAAGAATATCATCAGAAAACTCAAAGTAGTCTTCGTCTTCCATCCATTTAAACACACCATCATTACTCTCACCATCAAAGGTTACAGTAATATCTGAACCTGCTGTGGCATCACCAATAGTGATATTAGTTCCTAACAACTTAGTAATAGGGCCACCCTCTCCTGTCGTACCATCGTGAGTGTGACCTGTGCTTGCTGCAAACGCAGCTAAAAGTTGATCATATTCATTGTTGAACAGATCAGCAGTAATAACATCACCGTCTGTAAAACTAGATTGTCTCGTGTATGTATTACCCATCTAACGTCTTGCTCCTACTTGATATTCTAATTGAAACCCTTTTAGGGAGTACGGTGCTGTTTCCCCACCGTCATTAATTCTTAACGCAACAGAAAAACCTGATCCCTCTACTGATTGTCTTACAAGAGGCTGTGAAGGACCACCAAAAACAAATTGCACTGCACCTCCGCTAGTACTAAAAGTAGCTGAACCAAATAAAGCAGCTACGTCTGAAGTATCTAAAGCATAAGGGGCAGGTCTTGCTGAGTCTGTAGATTCGTTATCATATAACACTAACAAATCTGCATCAATAGCTGACTCAGGTTTGTAGTTAAGGATAACTCTTTGCATGTGTTTTCTAACACCAGTGTCTCCAAAACTTAAATCTGGACTTCTATATCTTCCTAATATTGATGTTCCATCAAAGGTATTACCTCTTTCTTGTCTATGAACGTACCCTGAAAAGTCACCATGTATAACTCTAACATCTCCATCAACAACTAAAGTATCTGTGGCTGAAGGTTTTACCCCTCGTATTTCAGAAAACTCAAATTTATCTGCTCTCCTAACACAGATAATACCTTTTGTTATCTTTTCACCTTGACCTACTTTTGAAAAGAATATTCTGTATTGTGTTTTGTCTGGTATAACTACACTTTCAAACACTGTTGAGTCTTTAATGTTAACATCAAATATAGACTGTACGTTTTGTGTAATAGCACCAAGAGCCGTATCACCAATCCTTGCAGTAGCAGCAACAGTCCTGAGTCCATCAGGCCCAAGGAATAACAAGTCACCTGCAAATTCCTGTATCGTATCTCTATTTACACAACCAATATCTCTAGTAACTGGTTGTATGGCAAAGTCACTAAGAGTAGATCCTGTCATTTTAAATATTCTGTTTTCACAAAATATAAACAGTGCATCCCTAAATACCTTTAACCCTACAATGTTGTCATCTACTTTAATAGTTCCTGCACCGTCACCTGAGTTAAAACCATCCTCGTCAAAAGGTTCACTAAAAACTAACGTCTGTGGTGTGCTAGATTTACCTGCATAGAACATGTGAGATTTAAAAGACACTACTATTGTAGAACCTGCTACAGAACTTTCACTGACATCTGTTGCTGATAAAGAAGAGTTAAATATAGTTGGAGCATTAGCACCATCAACAACTATAATCTTTTCGTTACCGTCAAAGTTATATCTTTCAAAACTATACTTACCTGCACTTGTTCTGCCAGTATCTATCTCAGTCCAAGACTCTGATACTGCATCGTCAACAGCGTGATCAGAAGCAGTTGTACTTGACGTAGCACGAGTCACACCTGTAAAAGTACTTGCTGTGACACCAGTATAAGTAAACAACTCATCGTTAATCTGCAGTGTACCACTAGAAGAAAAACCTGTTGTTGAATCTACATTTAAAGTTCCAGATCCTGTCATACCTGTGCCAGATGCAACTTTATTTGTAAGCTCCGTAGATGCAGAACTAAATATTTTTTCACCTCTAGCTGCTAGTATTTTGTCTGCAAAGTTAGCAACCATTAATATATTTTCACCAGAACTAGATGTTTGAGGCACTTGTTGATTTACATATTTACGAAAACCGTTTATTCTCCTGTAACCACCCTCAATGTCAGGCTCAAAGTTTTCTAACTCTAACGCTTCACCTGGCTGCATTAAGAACGTAGAACGATTTAAAACTAAACCACCCTCACAGTTAAATGCTGCAGGTTGTGCTTGGGATAGATCTGGCATTAAGAAATTACTCCACCTGCAAAGTTAGCAGAACCTCTTGGGGCAAGAATGACTGTGGATCGTACATACTCATACTTGTTAATAAGTAAACTTTGCATATTTTTAATACCCTGTTCAAACCTAGCAAAGTTTAACTGGTATTGTTGTATCTCACCCCTGTATTGATAAACAAAAGCAGCAGCACCATCTACGATTACAGGTGCAAATCTGTCTGGAACACTTGTGGTGTCTCCATGTGCTGATAGATCAGATGGAAATGTAAAGTAGTCAAAGATAAGTGTGTATTGTTTATCTGGATAAGGATACAGTAAATAGTTATTGTCAGGAGTTCTGACTATGTTTCTAGGAACACCACCACCGTCAAACTGTGTTACTGTAGTTCCATTTGCTATTGCTGCTGCTGTGGTGCTATTTGCACCTCTAGTACATCCTGTAAAATCGTTACCCGATATACCTGTGTAAGTTATTTGTTCCCCACCTATGTACAGAGTCCCTGTTGAACTAAAGTCTGTTGTAGATGCAACAGTTATTGTTGTTACGGATGCAGACAACCCATCTGCTGCATTGACAGTTGTTGTTACAACATCATCCTCTTCGTTAGGATAACCTTTTTCTATGTACTCGTTATAGTTAAGAAGTACTAAATTGTTTCCTGCAGCGTTAACGTCATCATCTTTTTTAATTCTAGCAGTAGCATAGTCTATTGATTTAGTATCTGTTGGTGCAGTGTATCTACACACACCTGGAGTTAGAGTAGAAGTATTTTGTGCATGGTTAAAAGAATACCCAAACTCTCTTTGATTTATATATCTGATAGCTTCATTGACAGCATTTTGACACTGTACTTGAACACCCCTAGCGTTAGCAAAAGTAGTAGAAGTAAGAGTTACTTCATTCATTCTTGTGATTACATCGTTAGTTAACGATAGAAATGTTAAAGCCATATTTTTTCCTTTAAATAAGCTAAAGGGGCCAACCTAAGTCAGCCCCTAAAGTTGCTTTACGCTAGCAGATCACGATCTACTTCATTAGCAGATGTGGTCTGTGTTACGTCATCCATCATTACACAGACAGCGTACACACGTATAATACCACCAGTGATAGTTCCACCTGACGCATGAATCTCTACGTCAATAGTGTCTGCTGATGCAGTAAACACTGGTAAGTTGGAACATACACCTGAAGATGTAATAGCAGGAGTATGATCTCCTACTGATGCACCGTCTAGGTCAAATGCCGTAGCAAAAATGTCTACGTCTGTTCCTGTGATACCTACGTGGATCGAAGAGTCTGTAGTAGTACCTGCCATTGCAGTTACAACTTCAAAACCTGCGTGTAGGATCAAAGTGTTGGCAGGAACAGCAATAGCCTCAATGATATCATTGGCTGCTAGTGCAGTACCACCGTTTTGTAATATAGCATCTGCAAGATCTATATCGTTTTGTAAAGTAACTAAGCTGCCACGAAGCTGCTTGTTGCCAGTACCGCCATTGTTGGAAGTAGAGGCTGAGTTCGTGCTCATTGTAATAGTAGCCATTATTCAATCTCCCTTCTTACGCTGCGTTGTATTTAGCAGTTGCGATTGCTTCTGGACGAAGAATCTTTCTGCCGTATAGATGCATACCACGAACAATGTCAGCAAAGCTGTCAGGGTCACGATATGTTTCTGTCTTGTTGATCTGCTCTGCAGTTGCTACAGCAGAATCATGACCTGCAACAATCACACCAAAGTTAGCATTTTGGTTTGCTGATCCTGATGTACCTGGGCCTGTACCTACAGCAGGTAGGTTTGAGGACACGTACAAACGGAAGCCATGAAAGTTGTTGATTACAAGACCGTTACGAAGTCCACCAGACTCACCGTAGTCTCCATTCATGAAGCGGCTGTCTTCGTCTGATAAAATTTCCATAAACACTGGGTCAATTACGAGCCAACGTCCTTGTGTATCAACTTGTTGCTGATCAAGCAATCGTTTCATTCTTGCAATAATCATTGCAGGTGAAACTGTAGCTGTTGGTAAAGCAGTTGCACCTGGTAAACGTGCTACGACAGGAATTGAGTGATCTCCTGCAGATGACGTTGTGATGTTACCAAATGAATCTTTACGTAGCTTCATGCTTGTAAGCAGTTCGTCTGAACCTGCAGTGGTCACAGCCTTTGAACCGTTTACACTGTCGTTAACTGCGTCTGCTTGTGCATGTAGAGCAGATTGCTTAAAACCTGACAGATAACCAAGAACTTCTTGGTCATACTGATCAGCTAGTCTGTAAGCTGCACGATCTGTTGCAAGTTGCATGAAGTTCACATGTGAGTGAGCTTCTTCAATATCGTCCATCTTAAAAGCAAAGTAGTTGCTTTTGTCTACGACTAACTGAAAATCTTCATCGTCAAGGTCTTGTGCTGTGACTGTCGTGCCACGAGCATAAGCTTGAACTGAAATTTCAGGCTCCTTGATTATGCGCACAGTATCACCTTGTGCGCTGATCTCTCCGAAATAATCGGAGTTAGTTATGTCTCCTACAGTAGCAGCTTTACGAAAAGCAAGCTGTACCTTCTTGGAGTAGATTATAGGACTAAAATTACCGTTAGGTAAATTCCCATAACCCGATGCGGTTGTGAAAGCCATTGTTAAATCCTCCATGATATTTGGCTTTGGGAATAAAGCTTAAACACCTGAAAGAGGCTGTACGTTTTCTAGGGTGCAGAAAGTATTAGGTTGCGCTACCAAATACCACTGGGCCTATACTTGTCCAGGTAGTTCTTTGTAGTTTAGACTTTTGGGTTAAATGTATCTTTGAAGGTGGTCCTTTACGGAGGCTTCAAGTCAGATACGAGTAGTTATATAGATGACTTTAAATATGTCAACTAATTATCTTGCAGAACCAGACATGTCATAAACAAACTTACCATTACGGATAGCTTCGTTTATTTTGTCCTGCATTTCCTCAAACTCCTTGTTAGACATCTTGGCTACATCAGACTCTTTTATTTGTCCTTGTACACCCTCTGCGTCTACAGAAGTACGAGTTCCTTTAGCAACAGTAGATGCTGCAGCTTTCTTAGACTTCTTCTTAGCTGCTACGGTCATACCGTTGTCAATCTTGTATAGATCTATCACACGTACAACTGAGGCAGGATCATCCATGTTCTCATAGAGTGCATCCTTAACCCACTTGGGTTGTTCATCTGCCCAGTTGTGAAACTTATCTGACTGTCTTAGTTCATCAAAGTCTTCGTGAGTCTTACGAATAACATTCTCTGCTTTTACTCTTTGAGCTTCAGAGTGTGCTTCATCTAATTCTTGTAGACGTGACTCAGCCTTGTTAAACATCTCTTGAGCTTTTTTAGCTGCAATTGTTTCAACAATACCTGCTACGTCTGGATATTCTTGCGCCCACTTCTCTATGTCTTCATCAGACTTAGGAGGAACGATACCCTCACGTTTGCTCTTACTTTCTAGAGCTTCAAACTTTTCTTGCCACTCTTTTTCTTTAGCAGCTAAGTGTTTGCGAATATCACCATAGCGTTTCTTAAAAGACTTCTCTTCAGCATCTAACTCGCTGTCATCGTCTTCCTGTGCTTTGGTTTCCTCTGGGGTTT